ACGAGGAGGATTTTCGGAGTCCCGCCGGCCCGGCGGCCTTCGGGGGTCGTCCGCTTGCGGAAGGTGAGGACGCCGGTGGTCAGGCCGGCCGAATCCAGCACGGTGCCGGCGCCGGTGAAGTAGTTGCCGCGGCCGGCGGTGAAAAACGTGGCCAACGCGTCCAGGAACGTCGCCCAAAACACGTTGTTGAATTTGATGGCGGCGCCTTTGCCCAAGCGGGTGCGGAGGTCGTCGAAGGCGCCCAGGTCGTCGTTGATTTGGTCCGTGCGTGACAACGAAAACATCTTGGCGTAGGTCTTTGCCTGGCGGGTGTAGCTGTCTTCCGACAGCGTGCCGTGATGAATCTCGCCGTCCGCTCCCACTTCTTCGTAGATCATGTCGTCCTGCAGGCGGTAGCTGGTGACGGCCTTGAAATCGTTGACCGGCTTGACGGCCGCAATTTCACGCCACGCCGAGTCTTCCTCCTCGAAGCCCATCAGCAGCTCTTTGTTGGCGACGTTCGAGAGGATGTTGCGGACGTCGAGCGTGGAAAATGCCGCGCGGATCGGCGGGAAGGCGTACTCGAGGATTTCGCGATGGTTTCCGGCGTGGATGCGGTAGGCGCGGCCGGGGTAGCCGTTGGCCTGCGCGGCCATGATCAATAGCTGCTGCAGGCCGATGTTCCGCAAATCCGGATTGCGGGAGGCGGCTTCCAGCACCGGCTCCTTGAACTGTTTTTCCACGTCGGGCATGCCCAGCGATAGGCAGAGGGCCGCCTCGATCGTCTCGTTGCTGAGATCTTTGGTGCTGGCGATGATCGCCGGGCCGGCCGGGCTTTTGGCCTGCACGAGCTGCAGCTCGATCGCCGAGGCGGCGCGGATGGCTTCGGCTTCGTACCGCAGGCCACACCACTTTTCCTTCAGGCCCTTTGCCTTCAGTTCTTTGGCCGTCTTGCGCGAGGCCGCCTTGATCTCGGTCAGCTTCTTGGGGTCGCGGACTTCGTCCTCGTGTTCCGCGAAACGGGCCTCGATGTCGGCGAGCAAGTCGGTGTGAGCCGCCTTCAGTTCGTCGAGGTCGAAGGCGGGAGCGGCGATCACCGGTGGTGCGTCGTCGTCGTCCTGTTTCTTCGCCGCGGTAATCTCCGCGTCGTACTTTTTCTGGAGCGACGCCTTTTGCGCGGCGGTCAGATCGTCGAGTGTGAAGCCCATCGCCTCAATCCATTGTGTGAATTCCATCTCTGTCCCCTTCGGGTTTTTTGGGTTGGGGTTGGGGTTGCCTGCCGCCTTGGCGGCGATCTTGACGGAGGTTTTCTCGTCGGCCGCGCGGCCGAGAAATGCGACGCCGTAGAGTTTCGATTTGCGGGCCACCAGCAGCGGCCCCTTGAATGTCTGTCCGTTGACCGTGACAGTTGAGCCTTCGGCGATGTGCTCGCGGGCCGCGGTGGGCAGGGCCTCGATCGACGCCTTCCAGGGGTAGCCGTTGGCCGCGTTGGCGATGACTTCCTGAGCGCCGGTGCCGGTGCCGGAAATCACGCCTTCCAGCGTGATCCGCTTGCCGTCGGTCGCCTTGGCTGTGATGTGCCCGACGCGCTGCGACTGCTCGTGGTCGAGATTGGCCTTGATGTCGTTGGCGAAGCTCAGCCCGGCCAGGTCAATCACGACGGGTAGGGAGTAGCGGTCGACGGAGAGCGCCCCGCCGTTGTAGGCGATGATGCTGAACGTCGGCGGACCTTTGGCAGCGCCCCCTTCGGCGGCGGCTGCCGCATGAATTTCGACGTCGCCGAGAATCGGAATGGCAGCGTCATCCTGGGGCTGTGCTGCTGCCAGGATGGCGTTCTGCTTTCCGCTGTCGGTCTGCCGCTTTCGTCGCGTCGCCATCACGTGCCCCCCCGTGCTGCTGTCTGCCGGCCACTGCTGAGTCCGGCGGTCGGGTTGCTGGGGGTAGCAGGTGCGAGGGCCTTGCCATACAGCTGGCGGAGCAGGATGCCGCGCATCTCCTGGACGGAAACGCCGAAGTCGTGCGCCAGCTCTTCCAGCTCGTCATCGAAGTCCTTGCCCTCTTCCTCGTAGATGCGGCTGAGAGAAGCGGACCCATTGCGAATCCGCAGGTTGTTCGTGATGGCCTTGGCCTTCTCGTCTCCCACCGGATACTGCGACCAGCCCCATTCGTGATCGGGAACTTCTCGCGGATCGGCGTCCCAGCCATAGGTCAGCACCGCCTGCTCCCACCACAGCGCGAGGAGCTTGTCGAGCACCAGGTCTTCGCAGTCGAAGCGATCGCAGTCGAGCTCTGCGTGGAACGGATTGGTGTCGAGCTTGCCGCTGGCGAAGTTTGAGTCGCTGGAATCACACAGGGCGACATTGGTCGGCACGGACTTCGGCCGGCCAGTTTCGTTCACCTGCGAGCGATGAAACTCTTTGTACTGGGCATTCGGGTGCTTTCCGTCCAGCTGTTGGAGATCGTAGCCGTCCGGCAGGACCGTCATCATTCGCCGTTCGATCTCCAGCGACGTCATCGGGTCCGGCGCATCATCGTCGAGGGGTGCCATCTTAGCCTGCAACACCCCACTCATGGACGCCGCCGTCTCGGCCGAGCTGACCGTGGCTTCGCGCCACCGACGAGAGCTGGCGCCGACGTTCATCGTCGAACGCAACTCGGGCACACCGCGATGCTGACCAGCGCGGCGCAAAGCAAACCAATGCAGCACATACTTCGCAGGGATTTGCTCCGGCGTGATGTTGAGCACGGCCCACTGGCCGCCGGGGTGCTGGGGCAGAATGTCATAGTATTCCGGGTTGCCCCATTCGTCGAAGCGGATGCCGTCAATGTAACCCGTGGCCTTGTATGGGAGCGTCGGGGTCGCCATCTGCTCGGTCTCGATCAGGACGACGTCGAGTTTCACCTGGCCGTGCACACGCGGGTTCACCCGAACGATGCCGACACCTTCACCATCGCCGCTGCGGGCCTGGGCCATGCACGACAGCTTGCGACGCAAGCCGATCGCCTTTTGCCAACGCCACCAGGCCGCTTTCACCTCTTTGGCAAACGCCTTGTCCTTCGTCAGGAGCCGCAATGCGACGCCGCGGCTGACCAGGTAATTGGCCAGCGTCTTGTGGATTCCATCGACGTACCCATTGTTGGCGGTCTCGTAGCGGCTCCGGGGCACCAGCTTGCGGCGGACGGCCGCCGAGTTGGCACTGTCTGCGTCGAGGGCATCGGCGGCCGTCCAGTACCGACCGAACTCGTCCGTGTCCTGCGCAGCGTCGAAACGTGCTTTGACCGCGGCGCCATTGCGTCGGGCGTGGCCGTTACGTTTCGCATGGCCGTTGCGCGACGTGCTGTCCTTGACCGCGAGCTGCAGCAGATCGGGACGGGGCTTGTGCCCGTTCCGCTGATAGGGGATTCCGTTGCGATCGAGGATGGAAAGCGTCTGGACCATTAACCCCCGCCCGGCGGAATGAGTTTCACGAAACGCAGACCGGCGTGTGGCTTGGAAGCCGCGGTCTGCCCCTTGAGGTAGCGGTCGGCGTCAATCTGGTCGGGCAGAGAATGTTCGTCGACAGACACGCCGTCGATGGCCACCCGCTTCGGAGCAGCCGCGTTTTCTTCGATTTCGTCGGTGAGGTCGGCCATAGCGCGCGTAATAATCCGGGACTGTTGGATGGGCTCCCGTCGATGTGCGGGGGAATCTGAAACGCTACATCGCAACCCACCAAGACCGAATTGGGAAGAATTCGACGTCGGCGAAAAACTGACCGCTATATGTGGAGGGGGGGGGTCAGACGTCGGCGATCACCTTTTCCTGCGTCGTGACGCGACGGCCGCAATGTCTGCATTGGCGACGGCGGCAGACGAACTTGCCAGTCTGCCAGGTGCGGATCACGTAGAAATGCCGGCAGCCGCAGCGGGGGCATTCGAGACCGCGGGTGGTGGTGCCGTCTTTGGGGGGCTGACCGCTCATCGTTTCCCCCGCTTCGCCCGGGCCTGCAGCTCGGACAGGCTGACGCGCTTCTGCTTCGGGCCGGACTCCGCGCCAATCACTTTCGCCCCGCAGACGCTGGCGCCGACGCTGGCCATCAACGTCGCGTCCAGCCAGTGGTTTTCGCTGTAGCCCGGCCGGATCTTCCAGACGGTGACGGCGCGGCGGCCGAGGAGTTGTTCCGGGTATTCCGCGTCCAGCTGTCGGGCGTATGCGTCGTGATTTGCGTGGCGCTTTTGCGTCTGCCGGCCGAACAATGACAGGCAACCGGCGTCGCCGGCCGCCGTGGCCCAGCGGCGGGCGAGAAAGGTTTTCCAGTAGTTGCCGTCCCACAGCAAATGTTGCGAGTTGCGGCCGCGGCCGCGGCGGAGGAGCCATTCCGTTCCCTGCATTTCGCCGACGCGGGGCCTCCAGCCGCTGATAGGGGTTTCGCTGGGGCCGAAGCCCTGGCCGATCGCCGGCAGAATGATCGGTGCCAACGGATGCTCGCGCGACAATTTGCGGACGACGTCCCCCATGTAACGGCCGTCGATGACAACCTTCGACAACTTCATCTCTCCACCGTCATCCCGCGCCCACTTGCGCGCGGCCAGGTCGTTTGCCAGAGTCGTCAGTCCGCCGAAGACGGCCCCCTCGGCACCGGTGCCGGGGTAGATCTCCTGCAGCGTCGGGCGGAAGTTCGCGGCGGTAAAGGTCAGCCGCCGCGGCTTGGGGAAGGTGCCGTAGTCGAGGATGTAGCCATCAAAACGCGGCGACCAGGCGACGACGACGTAGTACAGCACCCGTTTTTGCACGTCGACGCCGACTGTGATCCACTGCGCGTCGCGGGCCACCTGGCCGCAGATGTAGCCGTTTGTTTTCTTGGCGAGTTGTTTGGCGGTCAGGAAGGTTTCGTCGAGCTTCGCGTCCAGCGGTTCATTCTGGTACTCGGTCTGGAACGCCGCCGGCGAGCGAAAATAGAGGTTCATCGCGTGCTGCAGCGCGGAGATATCGCCGGGCAAAAAACGCTCCGACCAGGCGACGCGGCCTCCTTTGTCCATCGCCTCGCGGTGCGCGGCGTAGAACTCCGTCGCCTCTTTCGGCGTCGCGGCCGCGTCGTCTTCCTGCAGGTGCCGGCGTCGAATTTCGTCGTATTCCTCCCAAAGGACCATCGCCGCTTCGCAGGGCCAGTCGTAGAGCAGCTTCGTCCGCTCCCCGCGCCAATCGGGATGTTTGTCGCGATCCAGGACGTTGTCGGCCATGTCACCCGGCGCGACGACGGTCAATGTCATCAGCGCGGCCAGCGACTTGTCGGGCCCGGCCATCCCCAGCACGTCGGCGGCGATGATCCGCTCGCGCGTGGCCGACTGGTCGGGTGACGTCGCGCTCTCAGTGGTTTGCGGATCATCCAAAAGGACCAGGTCCGGACGCGCCACGCGGCCATCCGGTAGCCGGTAGTTGACCCCGCGAATGG